GGAGGCTCGTTCTTCCTTCAAAGCAATAGAGTGCTTCATTTTTTGGGGGAATTGTGGTGATGAATAGAAAGAAGTGCCTCCGCTTGTTTCCGCTTTGGAGCAAGTGTCGGCGGGGTTTCGTTTTCAGGGGTTGCCTCGATTTCCTTCTCGGCCTCCAATGCGGCGATCATATCGCGCATCTTGACGGAGGTCTGAGGGTAGGCGGGGCTGACTACGGGTGAGATGTCTGCAATCCGTGCAACACGCTTAATCGTGCGACGATAGCTTCCATCTTCCTTCTTCTCGTAGTCATCTTCTCGGACGATGAACCCGAAGCTTGATCCTCGGACATCGCCACGTTTAATGCTTTCAGCCAAGTCTTTGGCATAGGATTGGTTGCCAAGCTTGAAGCTATAGAACAGGCCGTGTTCATCGACCTTTAGTTCCAAAGTGCCTTGACCGTTGTAACTGCGGGCCAAGGGCATATTTTGATCGTGATTGAACAAGGCAACGACATCGTCATTAAGCCTATCGTCGAATGCCCCGTGCTGGACTACCTCTTCGACCGCGCCAATCATCGTGGGTTGCCCAAAGACTGCGGCATACCCTTCTACTGTCCTGCCTTCGTCAGCAAGACGCACTTCAGTATTTTCAGTCACTTCGATGTGACGGCGTTCAATTTCACTCATACATGGTTCTCTTTGCTCCTCTTCCATGGGGTCAGAGTTGCCTTCGCCACCCCCTTGTGGAGCCTCGGTTGGTCCTGGTCGGGGTTCGGGCTTTACTAATTGAGTATTAGGACTGGACGGATTGGATATGGGGTCTTGTTGGACACCACCAAATCCGGGAGCCTTCTGCAAGGTGATGTAGATCGAATCGTCGGTCTCCTGCACTGCCATCACGTGACGCTTCTCCGCTTCCTCCTGCGCCGCACGTTCGGCTTTATTGATCACTCCACTGCACCAACTCCTCATGCTTGATCCACCCCAAGCGGCGTACATGATGCTACCGCAGATGTCCTTGCCATCGTCATCGGTAAACTTGCCCTGATTGTAGACAACGGCTCGGCTCAAGAAGCTGAAAGTCCTCTTTACAGTAGACAGCGTCAAGCCAGTGCCGGACGACAACTGACGAGCACGAGTCCAACCAACCGAGGTTCCACAAGAAGTACCGTTCCGCTCCTTATGATTAAGGGCGCGACGAGCCGCTTTACGAGCCGCCTCCGGGTAATTACTGTACGTCTTCGCCATCCTGCTCTTCGTCCTCTGCCTCCGGTTCAGGGAGTTCGGGTTCGGGTTCGACTACCTCATTTTGTTTGTTCTTGGACACCAGCATCTCCGCATAGTCCCTCATAGCTTCCAGTGGCAATTGGTTCACCTGAACCAAAGACATATCACCATCGGGAACCGGATTGCGCTGTTCCAATGCGCGAACCTCATTTATGCTGAGACATCCGTCACCCAACAAAGTGTGATAATAGTTCGCACGTGCTTGCATATCGCCCCGCATGAGACTCATCAAGCTGAACCGGAACTCGTACCCTTCGCGCTCTACAGGGAGCAACAGCTTCTTACGCATCTCCTGCTCGATATTCACCACCCAAGGATGGATTGTGTGTTTGGCAAAGAAGAGGTCTTGCTGTTCAACGTTGCTGTACTTCTGATCCGCAACTTGCACCATACCCGTAGGTACATTGAAGATGCGGCAAATCTCTTCGACCTGGTACTTGCGTGTGGATAGTGCCTGTGCCTGTTCGGGCGGGATGCCGACACGCTCGTACTTCAGTCCTGCTTCGAGAATGGCAGTCGCGTGTGCGCTGTTCATCCCGTGATACTTGGCATCCCAAGTCTGACTCAAGCGGCGATATTGATCTTCGCTCAAGGTCTTGTCGGTCATCAGCACTCCGCTCATGTTGCCACCGCTACCGAAGAAGCTGGCTCCATACGCCTGTGCCGCATACGACAATCCAATGTTCTCAAGGTGCTCACGCACAGGGCTGATGCCCCGGAAGCACTCGATTGCTAACACGTCCTCGTTGAAAAGCACCTCATCGGTCTCCCGATACATATATATGCGCCGACCGTTCAGGACTTTCGCCTTGATGCGGTCAGGAGAGATGAGGTTCATGGACTTGGGTCGCCCATTGCCGTCACGATCAATCAATGCGTAGCCGCCACCGTGCATAAGAGCATCACTGATGATGTTCTGCCAAAAGTGGTAGGGCGTAAAGTACTCGTTGGGTTCGACCGCGCATAGCCTGTAGGCGATATGGTCGCTGTCCATGATCTTCTTTTCGCCGTCTACGCGGTAGAGACCTACATCCAGGCTTGCGATCGTTCCTGCGATTTTGGCGATACAGGCATAAACCGTGGACACCGCCAATGCACCCTCCTCACTAATGATGACCCCGGAACGGGTAGGGGCAAATGGATAGTAGAGAGCGGGATCAAAGTTCCGCTTCTCTTCCGGTTGCGGGCGAATAGCCTCCCGCAGACGACCGAATAGACCTAACCTTTGCTCCGACATATCCGGCAATTTTACTGAAACTGCAAGTGGCTGACCCTTACTGTGTTCGATTTCTTTTCAAGATGCGGCGTAAGATGGTATGGAAGCTTTGATAGCAACTGTACCTGTTGCGCCCAAACAGCAAGTAGTAGTCCTCCTCAACTGACCAGTACGCATCGACATTACGGTCGTAGTCATACAGCCGCCTCTGATACTCATCCACAAAGCCCTTCGGCGTGGACAGCTTTTTCGCCATAGCTAATTGTTCCTCACAAGTCTTCACAGGAATCTTATCGTGTAGTCTTCGGGGAACTGATCGTCATGCTGGTCTGTCATCGCCTCCCCCACGGCGCAGATCAGAGCAGTGATACCATCAATCTTGTCCTGCGACCTACTCTTGTCAGGCTTGCAGTTCATGGCAGGGTCGTAGCTGACTTCGAGGTTGCCCGCCATCCACCGCAGGACGGGATCGCCCTCGTGGTTTAGCTTGCCCTCCAAGAGCAACTTGTAGACCTCCTTCATAGGAGCAGACATACTGACGTAGCCCTGACCCATAGGCGACATCTCTACCCCATCGTTTGTGAGGTGAATGATAAGCTGGCTACTGTTGTAGCGGTCGAATGCGATGCTCCGCAGGTTGTATCGACGCATGATGCAATCCTCATCAAACTTCACCTGTCCGTCCTCGATGTAGTATCCGCTGATGCATCGTCGGATGTAGTCGTAGTCGGTGACGTTCCCTGGTGTGACAGTAACCTCCTCCGCGTCTCGCAACTGGAGGTAGATGGTGCTTTCGTCCTTGTAGAGCCGCTTTTCAATCGCCTCTTCCGGAAGCCAATAAAAGCGACGAGTATCATAGCCCCCATCTTCGAAAGGAAAGACGAGAACCAGGGAACAGAAGTCACTAACCGAAGCAAGGTCAAGACCACCATAACACGGTCGCTCACCATCGATTTCCACCTTTCCGTGGTTATTCTGTTGCCATACCTCATCGCTCACCCAAGTCTCGCTACTGCGAACCCATTGATTGCAATGCTTTGTCTTAAAGTTGACCTCCTCCGCACCACCGTAGTTACGTGCTTGGGTGGCTTGTTGTTGCAGGTACTCTTGACTGATGCTATGACCGAGACTCGGATTCGCCTTGACCCACGTCTTCTCGTCCCGCCAATCGTCATCCTCGTCCAACTCGTAGATCATGCTGAACAGACTGTCGTCCTTTTTCTTGCCGTCCAACACCTGCTTGCAGGTCTTGGCAAGTTGGTAGCAAGCACCATCTACGTTGAAGCCAGCAGTCGTGATCGTCATCATCATCGGCTGTGTGCGCGAACCCATCGAACTCTTGAGCACGTTGTATACGTGTGAGGTTGGGTGGGCATGGTACTCGTCCACTACGGCGAGGTGGGCGTTGAGTCCGTCGAGGCTGTTGCGGTCGCTGGACAGGGGTTCCGCCTCGCTGTTGGTCTTGGTTACGTGCAGGTTGGCGCGGTGAACGCCGATCCGCTTGCTTAACGCAGGACTGCTCTGTACCATCCTTGCCGCCTCATCAAAGCAGATGCGCGCCTGGTCACGCTTGGTCGCACAGTAGTAGACCTCGCTACCCTGCTCACCGTCGAAGTCGAGCATAGCTAAACTCATGCCCGCAAGCAAGGTGGTCTTGCCGTTCTTCCTGCCGACCTGAATGTACGCCGTTCGGTATCGCCTGTTGTTTGTCTCTCGGTTTAACCAGCCGAAGAGGTTGGCGATCACAAAGGATTGCCACGGCAACAATTCAAATGGGCGACCCGCGAACTTGCCCTTGCTGTGGCGCAGGAACTTGCTGAAGAAGGTCAGGTACTTGTCGGCAATCGCAGTATCGAAGT